GTCCGATCGCTGCGGTAAATGATCCATTGTGTTTGGTGTCGCCCACATCTTTGTGGCCGATGAGCCAACAGCGGTGTCTTTGATGTGGGGCGTTGACACTGCAAGCTGGAATAACAAATGGGACGGCTTGATACCCGATGCTTTCCAAGTCAGATAAACTGCGTCTGAGGCCCAACGGCTCGTTAACAAACCCACGCACATTCTCTCCAATAATCCATTCAGCTTGTACAGCTTCAATAACTCTAAACATTTCTGGCCAGAGGTCACGGTCATCTTCTGCACCTCGCTTCTTCCCTGCCGCACTCCAAGGCTGGCATGGGAATCCACCGACACAGATGTCAACTCCTCTAAATCGATCTGTCGGTAAGGTTCGGATGTCGTCAAAGATTGGCGTGTTTGGCCAGTGCTTTCGCAAGACGGCTTGGCAGAAACGGTCTTGTTCACAGAAGGCAACTGTTGAAAAAGCTCCTGTTGCTTCAAGTCCAAGGCTGAACCCTCCGATTCCTGAGAAGAGATCGATAACTGTAAAGTTTTTTTTTGAGTCAAAACGGTATCTCGTCATTTAATGGAAATTGTTTTGACAACCCTTGATGCGCTTTTACAAAACACTGTAAAAATATCAGCCGTTCTTCAGCAGTCATTTGTGCAAAATCAGTCTTACAAATCTCAACAAGGTATTCGCCAGCACTCTTTGCTGCTTTCAAAATCAACTTATTTTCAAACTCGTTAAAATCAGTCATTGTTTAACTTCTCCGACATGTGTCCTTCATCAGTCCACTGACCACCCTCACGCAAATCGTAGACAATGAACTCATCACCAACGTCATTGATGGTTGCGTTTTTTACATACTCAGGACGAAACAGTTGATTATCACAGCCAACCATTTGTTCTCGGTAACTCAACGCTGTTTCATGCTTGTCGCAGTGCCACATTCCCTCATCGACTGGTCGAGACCAGACGCACGTTCGACAATGTCGTTTGGGCAATTGATTTTCATAACAAAATGCTTTGAACCCACAAAACAGACATGGGGGTGCTTTTAATGAGTTACCTTCCATCGCTGGAAGCACTCGTATATTGTTGATAATCTCCCCAGCGCGTTCGATTTCGTACAGCGCATCTTCTTTTGAGTAATCGGTTCGACAGCTATCCCAAGCTCGACCACCTGGCGTTAAAACAACCATGTAGCTTCGCGTCATTTTTGTGTAGTGCATATAAAGTTGTTGCTGAATGTAGTACGTGTGATTCCACTGACGTAACGCCTCTTTTTCACCGAGTTCATATTTATATTTTTGAAAGCGTTTAAAATTCTTCTCAGCCGTACATTTAATTTCCAATACGTGCCAAGTTTTTGGTGCTTGCCTCAGACCTAAAATCTTACCGTCAAGATGACCGATAAAGTGACCATCGTGATCAACGACCTCAATTTGCCGCCCATCATCGCCCTGCTCAACTATCGTGATCCCTTTTGCCATTCGCAATCGCTTGATAGCTAAATCCTCAGTACGATGCCCATCATCAAATCGTTTTAATGTATCTGCGTTGTGAATTTCACGATCAGCAAACGTCCACTGTAGATAATTTTTCCGCCGGCAGTCAGCGGCAGAACTCATACCAAAATAACCGCGAGGCAAAGATGCGGCTGCTCTCTCTTCGAGAGCAAGATCCGCATCTGCCAAGGTTCGATCTGGCAACGCCATCATGTTTTTTAATTTAACCATTAGCCAAACGGATTTTGGGTCGCTGCTCCAATCTCTGGACTAGGACTAATCGCAGTCGGTTGTTCTTGAACAGTCAAAGGTTCAAAAGCACGTACATTGTTATACTTGCCGTTTACAACCACAGTAATCGAACATTGCTTGCCAACAACTTGATCAGTATCGGACAACGCACCCCGAACACCCATCGCATGAGCCATTTTTTGCAAGTCTTCTCGTGCAATCCGAGCGGCCTCTGCGTTTGGATGCGCTACGTTAAACAATTGTTTTAAAAATTGACCGTCAGGAAGACGCCACTCAGCTGCCAATCGATAATATTCTCTACCATCAGCACTTCCTTGTTCTTCAACCAAAGAATTAAGGGTAGCCACATACACTCCCTGCGCTATTAAACCTATCGCCTCAGGAACATCAAATACTTGTGAAAGAGCTGTCATTTTTTATCTCCTTTGCCCAAAATGTGAGCTTCTAATGTTGGGTAATCGAGTGGAATTTCGTCAGGCATCGGATAGCGCGACTTGGCGACAAATGCTGGGTGAGCATTAACCTTTAATACCCGAGTTCCATCGCTAACGGCTCTGCCAACCTTTCGATTAAAGCCAGCGTCTTTTTGTTGAATAACCGTTTTTAAATCTGCAAATCCAATCACATCGACATATTCTTGGATGAGCCCTGCCGCGCCTTTGTGTAATTTTATTTCATTGCAGCTGTAGCTGTCGCGATCAGGAAAATCTTTTGTGTTAGTAACCATGTGCGCGATAAGAATTACCGACATTTTTTTCGATTTTTTAATCTCTCTCATTTGCAGAAAAATATTTCTGAATATCGAAGTAGCTTCGGCGTATCCTTTGCCATATCCAAACGCTTCAATGTTGGGTTGGTTTGCTTTACGACACACAAAATCCCAAACAAGCGGCTGTAGCCAATCAAGGCTGTCAACAACCAAAGCCTGATACTCGTGTTTTTCTTTTTTTATAACGTCTAAAGCTTCTTGAAATTCTTCAAAAGTTTTGATGTTAAAGCGATCAGGCCCGACAACCCCTGCGCCATCCTCAGTCGCTAAAAATACTGGATTTCTTGCACCCGCAGCAAACGTGGTTTTTCCAATGCCTGGTGCGCCAAAAACGCAAATTATAGGCGGCTCAATCGCTTTGCCCCGCACGACATCTTTTAGGCTCAACGTCATTTTTATTCTCCCTTTTTGCTAAAAATAATTCTGCTAGAAGCTCTTTTTTCATAATGAAAACTGGTTCATGGCGATCCAATTTAATCGCAACAATGTCTGCATTATCTTGCTCGAAATAACTCATAATCTGCTTGTGTTTTGTTTTTGAGCGTTTGCATTCAATAATTTTGCCTTCTAATTTCACATCACCAGCAAAAGCTTCACCGAGTTCTTTTTTGTATGCGCCACTTCCAAATACTCGAGCGCATTCAAGTCCATAGCTTTTAAAAGCTTCGACAACTTGTCGTTCAAAATCACTTCCTCGGCGTTTGTTTTTGCTCATACTCATCCAGAAAATCGTTTGCAGTGACCGCGCCTTTTGTTTTTTTTCGTATCCGAGCAGCAATTTCTGGTCGCGGATAACGCGCACCGAGCAAGTACCAATGCAGAGCCCCTGTTGATATTTCAAAAAACTCTGCTGCTTTTGGTCTGTCCCAGCCTTTTAGCTCAACAAATTCATTTAAAGTCATTGCTGACCTTTTAATTTCAAAATGTCGGCTTTCGGAATTGCGTATTTCGCATCAAACTTAAAATTTCTGATAACCCCAGCTTTGATAAGTTTTCTTGTTTTTTGCTGTTGTCGAGGATGTGAACCACCAAAAAGTTCAGTAGTGGCTTGCTTAAGCGTCAAAATACAATCGCTCATGGCAAACAACTATCTAACAGAGCGCATGAAAAAAATATCATGCCGTAAACTCCAGCCAAGGCTGCAAGTAATGTAAAGGTTTCAAGAAAAAATTGCATAGTCTTCTCCCAAAGTTTGAGAGAAGAATAACTAAAAAATTACGAAACGCAACTTTTTTATTACGTTATGGTAATTCCGCAAATGGTATGGATTGATTCGACCAGGTGTTTTTCAACAGTAATTTGTTGTACTGGATTATGTTGTGTTACATAAATTGACTCTTCATCAGCATTTAAAAATTGCTTAATGATAGCTTTTTTTGTGCTTTGGCTTTCTTTGTATATTATACATACGTCATCGCCAGCTCGTGGTGGAATACCAGGACTACAGAAAACAATCTCCCCAGCCCTAAAACGTGGTGTCATAGTGACACCACTTACCATTACAGCGTAAGCATTTACATTTTTTGCAACATTTGGATGTGCAACAATGTAATCAACAGGGGCAGAAACGTTGGAATTATCTGCAAATCCCTCTGTATCTGCACCATATAGAGGAATTTTTTTTACAACTGGTAAATCCTTTTTGTTTAACTCACCAATCACCTCTGACACACTACAATGTAATATGTCAGCAATTACTTCTGCTAACGCTTTATTGGGTTGCCGCTCTTGCGGTACACGTGTGTAACACCGCAAAGCTGCGGCTGACATTTTTTTACCACGCCTTGCTGTTATTTCAGCTGCCAAAGCAGGGATTGAATAATCAGCTTTAGCGGCCAACATTTTAATATTATTTTTAATAATTAACTCCCAGATTACAAAACGTAACACAAAGTTTAATAAAGTGCAATATTTACATTTGCAAATTTTATTTTTACAGTTTAAAAATTACGTACAATGACGAAACGTAATTTAAAAATAAGAAATGCCGAGATTGCTCTCGAGACAGCAAGAGCGTTTATAACTGGCACTCGCAGAGAGGCGTATGGAGATGAATGTTTACCAAATGTTGCAGAGCGTTGGAAAAAATTGTTTCCAGATTCGGACATTACACCTGCTAAAACAGCTATCGCGATGGCTGAACTCAAGCTTGCACGTCTAAATAATTGTATTGATCACACAGACAGCATAATTGATGCTATCGGTTATTTAGCCTTGGCATACGAATTTACAGTTGAAAATGACGATTAAATGTCCAAATTGCGGTGGAACTGGTGAAATTGAAAGTGAAACAACGACCGCAGGATATTTTAATTTTAGTCCATACATCGATATAAAAGAAATTATTATAGAATGCCCCAGTTGCTACGGCTCGGGTGAAATAGAAGAAAATTAAAAATTAAATAACTCAATGGCGCGTTTTGCAAAATCCTGTGCTTTTTCGAGTTCTTTAAATTCAATCGAAATCGATTGTGATTCATCAGAAATGACAACGTCAAAGCATTGGTCTTCTGTCTCGTGAATTATTTTTGTTGTAAACATAATTATAAAACATAACTAAAAACTTATGTTATACAACAACAATCGTGCCACAAAAATGTGCCACATTATTGTGGCACATTTCTGTGGGGTATTTTTTTCGCAGGATTCAGCCATTTATTTGTACAACATTATATTTTTCATCGACAAAATTGGAAAATAAATCTTTATCGACCATCCTATTAAGCGCAACGTGTATCTCTTTTGGATAAATTTTTTGATGAATTGCGTGCCATTTTATGGTTTCTTGCGCCAAAGCGTGAAGACTATATTCATCAGTGTAATTATGCTGGATATTGTTTTCTTTTCGAATATTGAACCAAGCCGCCCAATAATGTGGCGCTATCACAAATTCGAAAACAAGCATGGTAAGAACGCTTGGAAAAAACAGTGCAATTCTTTTATCAAGGTTGCTATTTTCTTTTACGATTGATCCTTTTTTAATCATCATTTGAATTGGACGATCTGCTTTTTTACCTGTTTTTCCCAACGCATCTTCAAGATCAAGGCGAGTGGTGGGATGATCATTGTAAAAATCAAACATAATTTTAAACAGACAATTGTATCGAGGCGTTTCATCTATGAACTCATTCATTTCAAAATATTCGCGCAAGTGTTCGTTTTTTTGTAAATATTGCAATCGACACTCAGTAAAAAATTTGAGTGCCTTACGCATTTTTTGTGCCTCGACAGATTTCATTGTTGGTCGAACAAAACGCGGATCTTTGCCGCTTTCCAACGCCTCTCGAACATTATTCTCAGGCATTGTTTGCCAATCGTTCATGCTGATATATTTGTAATATTCACTCATTTTGCTACTCCCCCGAAAGCATTGTTGATCAAATCATACGCCTGACTATCTCTACTTGGTAAATTTAACTCATAAGAATAATGCTTTTCGGTTGTTTTTATAGACTCATGCCCCATCAGGTAAGTTACTTTTTGAGTTGGTAGTTTTGCTGCAATGATTGTTGCAGCATAAAAATGTCGAAGCAAACGAAACACTATCTGGTCATCCAACTTAGCTTTCTCACGAGTTTGCCTAAACTTTCTTCTGTTAAAATTATGCCTGTCGATTGTGTTTCCATCTCTATTTGCGAAGACAAACAGACTATTTTTTTGTTCCCAACTCCCTCTCTTTTCAACGTCATCTAAATAAAGACGTAATTGCTTTGCCGTTTTATCTACAAGCGGTACAGTCCGTTTTCCATTTTGAGTTTTTGTTAGTGATATTTTGCCCTCTTTGTCTTTAGCACGATTGATATTTATAACTGCTTCATTCCAACTGATATCCGTTTTTTGTAGTGCGAAAATCTCTTGAGGACGCATCCCAGTGGTTGACGCAACGACAATCATTGTCTGTGTTTGCAAATCAACAGCGTTATCAATTAATTTCTGAACATCGTTTGCTGTGAGCCTTCGATGATCTTTACGTTCAATTTTACCTTGGTACAGTGGCTTACAAGCCAAGGCTGGTGAAACTTCATAGACATTGATTTGTACTGCATAGTTTAAAATCTTCTTAAACAATCCCCAGCGTTTGCCAGCACTGTTTCTATGATGTGTATTATATAAGTGTTTTATTAATTGCTCTTGAATTAGATTTGCATCAATTTCACTGCAAACAGCATTGCCTAGCTGTTTCAATTTATTATTTCCAACGATATACGTGCTCAGTCTACAAAATTCATCACAATATTTAATTTGCATTTTTTTATAATTATTTTGAGTTTTGGAAGCGTAAATTCGAGAAGTCTTATATTGATTACACAGCTCAAAAAAAGTTATTGAATAAGTTGGATTAAACCCTTTCTTTTCAAATTTTATTAACGCTTTGTTAGCCTCAAATTCTGCTTGTTGTTTTGTTTGAAAACCACTTTTTTGAGCCCCAGGAACATTTCCAACAATATTTCTTATGTCGTATCGCCATGTTCGACCAACCTTTTGAACCGTTCTTAATTCTTTATCGTTCATCATTCAGCCCCCTGGTCTTTTTGACGGCCTTTTCGATTGCCTTTCCAATTTCATCTTCGCTTGGTGGATTGCCAGACAAGCCTAGTAAACGCAGTAATTGTTCATTATTATAGTGTGTAGCTTTAGTCATTGGTGTGCTCCGGTGGTTAAAGTTAGCTTTATGGGGGGGTCGTAACCCCCCATGAAGTGTTATTCATATCCATTCATTTTTCATCGCGTTTGCTTACTTCTCGTTAAAGATCAATTATTTTTTAGACACAATTCTCCCATGAACGCCGCCTATAATTTCACCATCTTCCATAAGACTACACCAATTATGGGCTAACAATTGTTTTTTATAAAAACCAAAACGCTTGGCCATTTCGTCTATTTCTTCATGGTGGAAAAAAATTTTTCGCCCATCTTGAAACCAGATTTTGTAGATTTTCGTTTCCTTCATGTACTTACTATTTTCCAAATATTACCCTCGCACCATTTTTCCCACCCTTTTTTCCAATCTTTAACAGTGTAATCTTTCCAGTCATCTAAACGGAAGCAATAAGACCCAGTTTGGTTAATTTCATTTAAAATCTCTTGAACCGTCCAGTCTGAAAGAATGCCAGTAGTAATCTGCATTACGGTTATTGTTTTATCAGTGTCAGTCATATCCATTCCCTTTTTTTAATGGTGTCTAAAACCTCTTCCCACGTGTCACAGTCATGCACCCATGTATGATCATCTCCATATTCTTTTTCTAAAATAATTCTGAAACGTGGAATATCTGGACCAAGCTCACGTTCGTTTGGATCAGGGTGGTCAATAAAAACTTGATAGCCGTTATGTGACCATGAGGGACATACATCATTTCCGTATGAGATGTCTTTCCAACCATCAGGCATTGTGATGTCAACTGTGCATTCGTCATTATAACCTGCCATTTTTGTGCTCCTTTTAACTAATAATCGTAACTAACAAATTACATTATAATTACGTAACGTAATTAATCAAACAAAAAAATGACTAAAAATTACAAAAATATCTGAAATTTCTCTGAAATGAGCCTTTTTTGGCCTTTTCAGAAAAATTTCAAAATCTCGTAAGTTATTGAATTTATTGGGGAAAAAAATGGGGCGAGCGATGGGACTTGAACCCACGACCCCCGGAATCACAATCCGTTTCCGTGAAATATTTTCCTCAATAAAAACAACAACTTAGCAACCTAAGTCATTGGTTTGCTTAACATGAGGATAGTATACGGATACTAAACGGATAGCAAGAGGATATTAAAAGGATAGTCAAAATATCTGAAATTTCTCTGAGCATCAATATTACAGAGCGTAATTATATTGATTCCATCCGTTTGATAAGGCGGGTTGATCGCATAGGCAGTTGGCGATGCCATCGAGAGTCGCGCATTTCGACTGCGGCAAGCTGATAATTGGGCGGTTGTTCATTGAGCGCATTCAGAAAATTATTGAATTTACTTAATCTGGGCAAACCCAAATTGAACATCATATTGGCGATAATTAATTGTGCTTCGGGCTCTAAAATAGGAAAGTTTTTGATTAGCCTGTCGCAATCTTCAAGAACACCCTCGATGTCTTCATCAAATAATTCCTGACATCGCTGCTCAGTGATTGTGTCACCAACTTCTAAAGCAGCCTCGGGGTCATCAGACCTAATCATATGACCAATTCCAACTGTGGCTTTGTCAGCTGTACACATATAAACGTCTAGCCGTTTACCCTCGTCAATTATTAGCTCTTCACGCAGTTGATCAATGTTCATTTTGAAACCCTTGCTCTGGCTTTGCTCATCGCACGATTACCAAACCAAAAGGCAACAATTGCTGAAAAGATTGCTTGGGTTTCGTCATCCCAAATGGCAAGCACTCCAGCTTGAAGATCCATACCATTAGTATTTACCATAGTGTATAAAGTGACCCCTTTGACGGTAGCAAAAAGTGTAAAGAAGGCGTAAGTAAGGATAGGGCGCACAGAACCCCGAAGAGCGTTGACAAAAGATCCAGCGTTAAGATTTCGATCATGTTGGTAAATACTTTCTGTTTCTGAAATGTCTGCTTTGGCCTCTAGCTCTTGAAGCTTTAGCTCGTTAAGTTTTGCAGCGTAAGATGCCTTTGCCTCGAGCATTTTTAAAGCTTGGGCATCAGCTTGCTTTTGTTTGAAATACCCTAAGACCTCTGGCACAATCGATGTTCCAAACCCCAGAAGCGTTCCTAGCAAGCTAATCATCTTCTTCCTCGATCCATTTAATATGATTTTCAAGCAAGTTAATGGTCGTGTAATAATGGCCCATACCAGAACCTTCGCGATCTGCAATCATTCGAAGAATTTCAATTTCCTTTTTCAACATCGCAACTCGCGCTATGTCTGCTGTATTCATTTTCTTGAAGCTCCCATAGCTTGAAATCCAAAGAAGGCACTGATAATCCCTGCGCCGCTTATATAAAAAAGATTTGAAAGATCGGTCAGAACTGCTATTCGACTTTCTGGCAAAACAAACATCACAACTGTAAAAATCAACATCGAAACAGCCGTTCCAATTGTTATTCGTTCTTGAGTTTTGTACTTTCTGTGAGCATCGTGCGCTTGGACAACGCTTAACTCATGGTCACTGACAGTGCCATCGCCATCCACATCTAAATCACTAAACGTAGATTTCTCTTGAAGTTTTTTTGCGGTCATAAAGTAATTCCTTCTTGGACACAAACAACAATTCTACCACCATGCTTTTTGTCAAAATGTTCATGGCTAAATTTCAAAAGTGGAATTAAAAATTTTTGTGTATAATCATTACATTCTTGCAACGATTTAAACTGTAATAGCCTATTGTTTGGATCGTGCGTGACTTTCAAACTGTTGTTTTCGACTCCAGCTGTAAACAAGTCGATAAGCACAATAAGGATTGTCCACATTAAAAGGCCTGTGTTGATTTTAAAACAGTTCTGGGCAAACAACTTGCCAAATACGGCAGTTGTATTTTTCTTTGCATATCTAAGCAGTCGCTCATTTTTGAATACACTGTTTCGCTCAACGTGTGGTTAAAGGAAGTCATCACAACGAGCACGAACACCAATTTCATTGAGTGCTTGCATTCACGTTGAAAACCAGAAGCATGACTATGAATGCAATCGCTGCAAATCCTACGAGGGTTAGACCCCCAACAGCCATAATCACGAACATTTTTTGCCGTTTTTTTTCTGCGGCTTTTTCTTCTTCGCGCCTTGCCTTACGAGCTTGAGCGCAGAATTTTACGTAGTCAGTGTACAGCCCAGGACGACCCGAGTAGATCATTAGTTGCTTCAGCTCATCTTCGCGTTGCTTGATTTGTTCAAGGGCCATAAACGCTTCGAGATCATTGCCACTGCTTTTGTTTTTGTCTTTACCAGCAACTTGTCGTTGCAATTCCTCTTTGCCGCTTACAAATTTGGCAATAGCTTTACCAGCTCTTGCTATCTCTCCTGAGTTTTGAACAACCTGTTTAATAACCGCATAACTCGCATTGACCGCCGCGATTGTCTCCAAAATTGCCATCACTTAAAAAGCAAGCCAGCCATCAAAAGAATTACAGCACCAGCAGATGAGATGAGTATTAACTCTAACCGTTTTATGCGCTCGATAGTCTCCTTCCACCTCTCTGCACACACTTGTTCATGGGTGTTTATTTGTGCTTGAACACTTTGAACGGTGGGTTTTGGCATAGATTTTCCTAATTACTCAAAAAAGTAGCGGCTAAAATGGCCGCTGAATGGGTGTCTAGGGTTATTTTGAATGGTTGGTAGCAAAAAGCAGAGATTGCTCTGTATGGGCAGATATAGGGCTATAATGCAATTTGAAGGTTAAAGTAAAACATTAAGAGTGAAGTTTTTACCTATTTTATAAAGGCTTTACCATCTGTGACTGCTTTGTTAACAGAAGTCATATCTTCTGTCGTCCAGTAAGATTGCTTTACCATCATTTCCAAGTGATCGACATTGTTGCCTACAATTTTTTTTCTAAACTCATCACTCCAACCTGCACCATTGGCGTTGGCAACCAAAGGATCTGAATCTTCCCAAAGTTTTTTAACGGCAAGGTTCTCAATCATTGTTACGCAATCAAGCATTCCATTGTATTTTTTAGCAATCTCATCTGCTGTAAATTCATCAGCCATTTAACTTAGCCTCCAACTCTTCAACTTTTTTCGTTAATTCTTGCACTGCTTTTATCAGAGGAATGATAAACATTTCCCTCGAAACATTTTGTGAACCATCTGAGTTTTCCATCCAACCTGTAAACTCTGGATTTCCATGCTTATCCATTGCCGCTTTCACTTCTTGAGCAAGCATTCCATACATCTTAACATCAGTATCTTTTTGGTTTTCTTCAGAAAAATGACTAGTCAATTCTTCTGGTACCTCATTGGACGGCAACCAATTATAAGTTTTTGTTTTAAGATCGTTTATAAAATCAAGCCCCAGGTCACTATCCTCTATATTAGTTTTTAATCTCTCATCTGAAGACTGACTGAAATTAGCATTACTCGTGAAAGTATTTGTGACTTGGCTACCACTTTTACCAAACGTAAAAGTATTATTTCCTTGTCCAACTGCTTGGAATGATCCGAGAACAATTTGATGTTGAGCATTTGACGCGGAAGCCATTGATTGCATTCCAATTAACGTATTGTAAAACCCATCTACAACAGCCGCACCTCCCGATCCAGCCGTTCCAGCTTGATGGCCAAGTACAGTTTGACCCTCTGCTGTTGTTAAACTTTGTAATGTATTAGAGCCAACGGCAGTGTTTTGCTGTCCCGCACCCGCAATTGCAGTCATACTCAAATAACCCACTGCTGTGTTGCTATTACCTGTGGGTGCTGAAGAAGCACTGCCTTTCATAGCTTGGTATCCTAGCGCGGAATTAGTCGTAGGTGATGTACCGTAGTATCCCGATTGAAAGCCTACATATGTCAGAGTTCCACCATTTGAAGTGTAGCCCGCTTGACTTCCAATAAATGTATTTTGACTTTTTGTGTTCTGTGTAAACCCTGCACCATGCCCGACTAAAGTATTATCCGAGCCTGTAGTTTCATTTTGACCTGCTGCATTTCCAATCGTTATGTTCTGAGATCCTGAGTTAATTGCTGGCCCAGACGACTGTCCTATACAATTATTGTTATCCCCTGTGGTTATAGCCTGTCCCGCACCATGCCCGACCGCGACATTGTTAGTTCCTCCTGTAGCTAATGCGGTAAGAGCATTATCACCTACCCCTGTATTGCTTGCCGCAGTTGATGCTCCTGTGCCTTTTCCAGTAGATGAACCAACAAAAGTGTTTGATGCTCCTGTTTGGTGAAATCCAGCTTCCCTTCCCACTGCTGTTATTGCGTTGGTCGTTGTTGATGCCCCTGCCGCATATCCCACCGCTGTTGAACCATCACCGCTGGATGGTGCATAGGCTTGAAGTGCGGCTGAACCAACCGCCGTGTTCTGCGCTGTAACCGCAACTGTCAGAGCATTAAACCCAACTGCGGTATTCTCAGAAACCGAGACTATGGCATCACCCGCGCCTGATCCAATCAGCGTATTTGAATCCCCTGTAGTAATGGCTGTTCCCGCAGTTGCACCAATCGCCGTATTGTGCGTACCGCCAGCTTCTACAGAATCTAATGCAGTATCTCCAACAGCTACGTTTGATGTACCTGTTGGGTAGTTGCCATCAAGTTTTATATTTCCATCAACAGTTAAAGCTGTTGCAGCTGCGTTTGATCCGATTGCTACACCATCTATCGCGCCGCCATCGATATTTATGGTGCTCAATGCAGTTGTGCCGCTTACAACATCTGCTGTATGTGCCATAACTTCTCGAATAGCATTATTAATTCCAGATGGAGCGCAGCCTTCATCGATGTTCACACTGTCAATATCTGTATTACTGCCAGGTGTAGCTGAGTAGTCATTCCAACTCGTTTTTGCCATAATTTACCTCTAAAATTTTTGTTGAACATTTGTAGCCGTTGAAGAACCAGCTGCACCGCTTGTTACTGGATTTACAATCGTTTTCACTGCACTTGGAACCAACTCCCGCAATAAAGCTTTTAAGCGACTTG